CAATTCGAAGTCATCACCCGCAAGGCTAAACGCCCTGAGTGGACCGAGATGGTCTGGTGGGAGGAACTCGACAGTGGAGTCTCAACATATAAAGACCGATCTTACCCCTATGTCCCTTACGTGTCGCGTCAGTTTGGTGATGATCCTGAGTCTATTCTTGGCATCGTCCGTAACCTCCATGATCCTCAGGACGAGTATAACAAGCGTTATAGCAATCTCCTGGCCCACCTTAATAGCAGCTCTCATAGTGGCTGGCTTAACCGCAAAAGTGGTGGAGCGAATAAGCGCGAGCTAGAGCTCATGGGCTCTAAGCCAGGCGTCGTCGTCGAGTTCGCCTCTGTTGCCCCGCAGCAGATCCAACCGACGAACCTCTCGCAGGGCCACTTCGCCATGCTCCAGACCTCAGCCCAGAACATCCTCAAGATCTCTGGGGTGAACGCCGAGATGGTAGGTGCTACGACTCAAGCCACCGTCTCAGGCCGTGCCATCAAAGCCCGTCAGAGCGGTGGTACGACGATCCTCAAGCCACGCTTCCGCACCTTTGAGGACGCCCAGCTGGACCTGACGAAGATGCTCGTCTCTCGTATCCAGCAGTTCTACCCGCCTGAGAAGATCCGCCGTATCATCGGTATGTTCGAGAGTGTCAATCCCTTGATGGGACCTGGTGGTACCCCTATCTTCCAGGACCCCGTCACCGGAATGCCCATGCCTGAGGACGTGATCCTCCAGGAACTCAAGAACATGACGAACCTCCAGTTCGATATCTCGCTCGCCCTGCGTCCCTTTACGGACACAGAGCGCCAAGCGCAGTTCGAACAGGCCCTCCAGGTCGCAGGGATCATCACCCAGACGGGTCGGCCCCTTGGTCCTGGCTCTATCCAGGCCCTTGTAGACCTGGCAGAGATGCCTACACGCCTGGCCGAAGGCCTTAAGCGCGATGCCATGATGCCGCCTGTCATGCCCCCTGGCCAGAACCCTGCGTCTGGTGCGATTAAGAACGCCCAGGACGAGAACAAGGCTGGCAAGAAGGGGAATAGTGGTGAAGGCCCTAGCGCAGGGCACAGCCAAGAACCAGAGGGAGACGAATAGCATGAAGAAAATGGTCAAGAAAGCGAAGAAAGCTAACATCAAAGTGCCGAAGGGTGGGAAAATGCCCAGCTTTGGCTTTGGAAAGGTGTAATATGGCTACCAAGTTTGTCTCAGAAGACGGCAGTTACGATCAGTCCCCAAAGGACGGGAACACCCAAGCCTCAAATAAGTTCTCTAATCCCTCACAGAAGCCTACGATGAACCACGACCGTGGTCCTTCACACAAAGGACAGGCCCCTGAGCCTGCACAGAAGCGGAGGTAACATGCTTCGGCACCACTTCGACGCCATGGAGTACGATCTAGACAAAGCCACCCACCACATGGATGGTCAGGTCGGGATCAGTGTCGCCCTGTGGCGTCTTCGTGCCTTGGTTCTAGCCTATCGGTGGGCTCTCCAGCACGGGTACATAGACCCACTGGTTGATCCCGAAGATAAACCGTGTCTTACATGCCATGGGAGATAGACGTGAGCATAGTAGAGATGAGTGTCGAAGACTTAGAGGATCGGCTGAACGTCCGTGCGCACTACTGGCAAGGCATCCTTCGGCTGATGGACTGGAACGTCAAGGTCGTCCTCAAGCGTAGCCACGAGATGAAGCACCCACATGCTCTCGGGATGAACAGCTGGGACATGAACCGAAAGGCCTCGGTCATCACCATGTGCTCACCCGAAGACCTGCCTGCACACACGGAGGCCTTTGATGGGGAAGAGAACGACTACGATGTCACACTGGTCCATGAGCTATTACACCTTCATTTTGCTCCTTTCTGGCCTACTGATGAAGATGTTAGTGTGGACGAGCTCCCAATGGAGCAGGCTATCAACCTTCTTAGCTATGCTCTTGTACAGCTCGACCGGAAAGAAGTCGTCGAGCCCCAGGTTAGTGAAGAAGCAGTCGAAGCGGAGAAAGCGCCGCAGCCGGTCGGCGCGTACCTGTAGGTAGTAGTAGCGGTAATATAAATGTGGGCGTACTGCGCGGTCGCCACGCGCCTCGTCGCCGGAGAGCGGGCGTATAAGGAGAGCACATGCAGATCGTAGACAATTCCCCCGAGATGGATCCGACCTCGCCTGAGTTTGCTGCCAAGTTGGCAGAGATGGTGGCGAAGAAGGAACCCAAGGCTGAGGAAAAGGGCGAGCAGGAGAAGGCCGATAAAGCTAAGGAACCTGCGAAGGAGTCGCCATCCGCTGACACCAAGGAGAAGGACGACGACGGGGACGAGGGTGATCTCGACGCACGAGTCAAGGCCTTGAAGAAGGAACTGAAGCGTGTAAGAGATAACAAGCGTGAGGACGAGGAACGAGTCGCCAAGCTTCAGGAAGAGATTTCTTCCCTCAAGACTGAGATGCAAAAGGCTAAGGCCGCCCCTGCGGGGGACGAGCGAGGCCGCATCCAGGCTGCCCTAGATAAGCTTAGTGAAGACCAGCTTGACTCTACCCTGATCGACTGGGAAGACGAGCTGGCAGACGCACGATCCAAGCTGACGCTTGCCGAGGACAAAGAAGACGAAGCCAAGATCGAGGCCGCCAAGGCTCGTATCTCTAAGGCTCGTATTGTCCTTGCTATGGCGAAGAGTACGCTGAAAGAAAAGACAAGACAGGCATCCGACCAGAAGGCTGGAGCCGACGCAGAGAAGGACGCTATCGCTAAGGAGATCGACCAGATCTTCAAGACGTACGTGGAGAACTTCCCCGATCTAGAGGACCAAGAGAGCAAGCTCTGGATCGCGGGGAACGAGATGTTCAATAAGCATCCGGCGCTGATGAAGCGCTTAGGGCCTATCGGGCAACTCGTCGCTGTCTCCCTCGCCGTCTCTGCCGACCCCAAGCTCATCGGGAAGGACGCCTCCAAAGTCCGTAAGGACCTATTGCATAACATAGAGGAGGCCGCTCACAAGAGCCTGCTTACGGGTGGGAAAGGTGGAGGCAAGGGGAAAGCCCCTGCCGTCGATGTGAATAACATGGAAGCCTTCGAAGCCTACATCGAGAAGGTCAAGAGCGGTGGATAAATAATGGCTGTTAACTTAACGACTGCGTTTACCGATGGCTCGTCCAGCGATGCGACGCAGTCCGTGTTCAATACCCTGTTGCTGGTGCGTGGTACCTACGCACTGATTCACCAAGTGCCGGTCAAGAAGTACTCCCTTGCACGCCGGTCTGGTAAGACCATGATCTGGCGTCGGTATGATGCCCTGTCGCTGGCTACTACGCCGCTCTCGGAAGGCTCACCCCCGGCTGGTAAAACGAAGACCAAGACGGACGTGGCTGCGACGATCCAGCCCTACGGGGACTTCATCGAAGACTCCGACATGGTGCTGGACTACCAGCCGGACGCCCACTCGGTCGAGAACACCGAGCTCTTGGGTCAGCAAATGGGTGAAACCTTCGACCAGCTCTACCGTGATATGTGGGCTGGTGCTACGAACGTCGTGTACGCTAACGGTACCTCGACGGTCACTGTCTCTCAGATCCTCGACCGGAACGACCTTGATCGAGCTATCCGGTTGCTTCGCGTGAACAAGGCCAAGACCTTCTCGCCGATGGTGATGGCAGGCCAGAAGATCGGTACCCTTCCGATTATGCCTTCCTACTGGGGTATGCTCGATGAGCGTATGTTCTTCGACGTGCGTCATATCGAAGGCTTCGCCCTCCCTGTGGAGTACGCGTCGAGCACCGGGCTTGTTGCCGGTGAAGGTGGATCAGACAAGAATGGTATCCGTTACTTAGTCAGCCCTAACGGCTACTTTACGACGGGTGCAACTGGTGTGACCATCGCTGCCACGGACGTGAAGAACACTGGCGGCTTTGCCGACATCTACAGTCTGTTCATCGTTGGACAGGAAGCTGCGGGCGGAATTAACGTGGCGGGTGGGAACGGCGGTGTGATCCGTAAGGGCCTCGGCTCTGCGGGTACCAGCGATCCTCTCGACCAACGAGCGACCATCGGTTGGAAAAAGTACGACACGCGCAAGATCTTGAACCAGAACTTCTTGCTTCAGGTTCAAGCCGCTGTGTCCTTGTAATAACCTGGAGGACCTATGACCGAGCTGTGGCGAGTCACATTGAATGGTGTCACTGTACGTGGTAATATGTTCCGTCGAGAGGCTGAGGATATGGCCGCCCGGTGGCAAGGCAGTCACTGTGACTACCACGGCGGGTCAGGCCTCCTCAAGATCAAAGACCGTGGAGATTGGGTTGAGGTCAAGAGGGACTACGATGCCGAGAAAGACCGTGAGGAACGGATCAAGGTAGCGAAAGCCGGTGACCGTCAGCGCATCGTCTACGAGCAAAGGATAGACTAGTACTATGAGTAAACCTAGAGTGGCCTTAGACAAGGACGGTCGGCGGGTGCGCTTGCGTAACCTGGACTATGCACTTGAAGGTAGTATTAGTGGCGAAGAGGACGGTAAGCCGTTCTTCGAGCGCTATCGTATCGAACCTAACAGGTGGACTTCGGTCCACCCGAAGGTGTACGAGCTGCTTAAGAACAAGTTCGACAACCCTGTCGAGCATCTTGTTCCAGACTGGGAGCCAGGCGGCGACAATGATCGCGCCGTCCGTACTCCAAGAGTCGAGCAAAATCAAGAGTACACCATCGAATTTGGAGAATAAGCATGGCTGTTGCAACTCGCATCGTTGATCGCCCCCGAGCGTTCTTTATCGGGAGCTACGCCGGTACTACGGCAGCCCAGAAGATCCATATCGGCTTCAAGCCCGCGTTCATCCTTGCGGTGAACTGGACTGATGGCGATCAGTGGTATCTCTGGACTAAGAATGATACCTCTAATATTAACATCGTGACTACGGCTGCTGCCAACTCAGCGACCGCGATCACTCAGGTAGATGATGGTACCGTGCTTGGCTTTGGCCTGTCAGCGTCAGACGCTATCGCCAACGAGAACGGCAAGACGTACTACTTCATTGCCTTCTACGAGTAAGGAGGACTTATGCCCCCGGTTACTCCTCCGAGTGAATTCGATACCTCGTTCATGTGGCGTCCCAAACGAATCTACATACCAGCGTGGCAGTTCTCTGGGTTGGACTACGAGACTACCACCGCGACCGATGTCAAGAGCATTGGTGTCGGCTCTGGGAACGACATGACCATCGGTGAGGTCAACTCTAGTAACATCACTGGTCTCTTTATGGGAGCCAATGGTGATACAGTCGAGCACCTGATGGCAGTCCCTGGTGACATGGACCTGAAGTACCCTATCTACTTCCGTGTCTGGTGGACAGCGAACAATACCTCAGGTTCAGTCCTGTGGAAGGTCTTCTATAAGACCCATATTGCAAACTCCACCGTCATTGGAACAGGTACTGCAGCAACTGCCCTCGACAAGGTCATTGCCTCGCATACCATGGCTGGTGTTGCGTATACGGCAATGTGCTCTGCCGAAGGGTACATCAACGGGGATAAGCTTGGTGACAGTGTCGAACTTCTGCAGCTCTCTGTAGAAGACGACACGATGACCACGATCACCACGGCTATCTTCTTGGGCCTGGAGATCCGGTATACACCGAGACGCATGAAGTGGGGGTCTATGCTTTCTGAAGCTAAACCTAACACATACATCGCGTCTAAGTTGTTCCCTAACTAAGCGAACGGGGCCTCGAAAGGGGCCCCTTCCTTTCGGAGTACTATGGCTAATCTTTCAGCAGCAAAGCAGTTCGAAGTAATCAGTGAGTTCGGCAAGGACATCTCAGCACGGCGGCAGGCCTTCTCACTGTCTCGGCCTGACCTTGTTGCCGCGATCACCGCCATCGACCAGTGGATGGAGTCTAACGCCGTAGCTTTTAACCAGGCCCTTCCCGTGGCAGCACGGACTGGCCTGACCGCCAACCAGAAAGCCCAGCTCTTCATGGCTGTGGCTTCTAAGCGATACGAGGTCCTCAATGGCG